GCAGCTCGTCGCTGTAAAACTCGATTTTCATACCCGGCTCATTGTCCCAGATAACCAGGGGACGGTTTTTCTTGTCATGGGATATTGCTAGCTCAGGTTTTCGCATGAAATCTACCTGTAAATTCGTAAAGACTCAGGCCGCCAGGATTGCACGGCCGTCGTCCCATTTATTGACTAACTTACTTTGGCCACCGGCCAATATCAGCGGGGAGGCACCGCTAATTCTATACCGCTCGATCAGTATCACCGAAATTCACGAGCGTTAATAACTCACTTAATTCTGACTCAGACACGCCGCCTTGCTTGGCACTTGCAACAGCTTCAACCAGCGACTTCAGCGCACGAGCACGGCCACCAATGTCATACGCTTGGACTGGCCGCAACACGTCGATACTAACAGTGTCACCGAGCTTATTAGTGCATTCTTCAGCAAGTAACGAAGCCATAGGTTGCAGGCACCAACTAGCTAAATGGCGCTGAGCTTCACGCACTAAATTACCCTGTGCATTCTGCGATACCAATGCAGGCAGAACCCCGAATACATTCATAACCGCATTGCGATTATCTTCAAGCAATTGAGCAGGCAGAACCCCAGTAATATCAGGCGACGTATGTTGCGGCCGCCAATCGGCTTGTGGTGCTACACCGCCAGCCGCCGATACTTGCGTACTCTCGCGAATCATGACTCTACCGCGCTTACCCTGAAACCCAGCGCCCAACAAATCCATGTCAGTAGTAGTTGATTCAGGGAATGGGATAATCTGACTTGCTATCGGTGCATTCTGATAGATTTCAGATAGCACCGATTCAACTTCAGACAATAACCCGGCGGTTAAACTTGCACGCTTCAATGGTGCAGTACCAGCCCACGGCGTTACAGCGTCAGAGCCGATACGAATGTGTATAACTTCACCAGCCAACAGGTACTCGCTATGCGAGCCGCCAGCGTCCGATATGCTCGCACGATAGGCAGTCGGTACACCGTCAGCTGTGGCCACGTCCCAATCTGCGCAGAACACTAAATTGTCGCCACGGATAGCTAACAAACATTCACCACGTAACGCTAACGATCTAGCTATGCAGCCCATAACGCTACGTGATAACAAGTCTGTACCGTCAACGTCCGCTAACGTAAACGCCGAATCCCAAAGTGATATGCAGCTTTGCACGGTAGCCGTTAATTCACCGACACCACTAGCAGAAGATATATAGCTTTGTCTTGCTGACATAACGGCCGCTGTATATCCGCTGCTAACAGCTCGCTTTTCTAGTTTTGGTTTGAATGGCCAAATCATAATCGACGGTATCCGCGTAGTAAATCAGCCGCGCCGCTATTCATTAGAGATTTGGCGACGTGCTGTGCGTTGCGCGTAGTCCGCTCGCGTATCTCACCGCCAATATCACTCTCATACATTGAAGCACCGACTGGCATGACGTCTTCTGCACCCAGGTATTCTGCCAAGCGCTGAAACGCAAGAATCACGTCAGCGGGTAGATCGTCCGTGTACAAAGCACCAATATCGCAGTCGATTAAATACGTGTAATCAAGACACTCTAAACCGAGCGGCGTAGCGTCCAGAGTTGTCGCAGACCAGCCACCGTCAACCCAGCGACTTGCACTGTTTAATAATGCAACCGGGCCTATTGGCGAAATAAACTCACCAGGACCGCTAACAGTGAATAGGACGTTACGCACACCGTATCTATACACCGTGTGTTGCTCGATACGCCGCCACAGTGCAGCCTGATCAAGCGCTTGAGCTTCAGTAGATAGCCCAGTGATAACAGGCCGATTCGTTGGCTCAGCTTCGTCCACGCGTACTATTAATGTCACCGTCGCCACCGTTGAATGTTTGGCTTGAGTAACCCGGTATCCGTTGATACAACCCACGATCTCATTTCGACTTGAGTCTCAGGATAGGCAGGCCGCGTTACTATCGACAGCTCATACAATAGCGCTGACGTTATCGTTCTAATCACAGCGTTGAATTCACCGGCTTCAGGGTTCATGCCTTCGTCGGTTATTACTTCAGGCTTTTCTACACGTCGTTTCGGCGGTAGTCTGAAACCCGGCGATATACCACTAGCCAGGCCAGCACCAATAAGCGCCAGCGTGTCAGCACCGTGCTGTGTCTCAGCAATTGCAGCCGTTATAACAGCGGTAAAGATTAACGCCGCCGCTGTGTCTTTAAGCGTCAACGTGCCGTTACGAACGCTCGCCAACGGTTTACCAAAGTCATGGCCACTGAGTAAATGGATTTCTTTGGCTTTGCCGTCGTGCTGACTAGGTGTGTTGATTCGATACTCGAACGCATTGCTCGCGATTCTTTCTTTCTTTGGACGTCCACGCCTACCACCGTCACTAAGTACAGCGCTAACGTTGTACGGGAATCTGCCGCCCAGGTTAACGCTGCCGTCTTTACGTTGGCGGATTTCAAGCGATCCGCCGTCAGCTCCGCCGAATAACATTATGCCGCTGCTACTTCTAATCCAGTGACAAGTTGTAACTGTGCAGGCCGCGCCACAGTCACGTCAACAGTCGACAAAGCCGTGACACGCAAACCACCGGATGCCGCGTCACTATAGGGATCGCGGATTAGATCAACCGAACCCCACAAACCAATGAACAACGGCGATACACCACCGACGCTAGTAGTAAGTAAGGAGTTACACGCAGCCGGCGAACCTGTTGGAGTTGCTAGTGCGTTGCTAGTCAAACAGATATTACTAGCAGGTACATTCTTAATCAGTCGATCGTATTCAGACACAGCCGTTGACGTAACAAGTTGCGAATCCATATACGCCATTGCTTCAGGCCGCATGAGAATCTTAACTTCACCAAACGAATTAGCAGCGTTAGCAGCAAGAAAGCGAACGATAGCGTCACGGTACTCTGACCAATTAACAACTGAAGTTGCAGCCGTTGACGTAATCCCATAAGTTGCCGCGCCGGTTATTACACCGAGCGGTTGACCAGTAGCGCCCGTACCTAGAAAAGCCGCTTTATCCAACTCAGCAGCAATAGCGCCTGACATATCTCGGCGTATAGCCTGCTCTAGTGCGTCGCCCGATTGTTTCATTGATTTACGCGTGATTTTCATAGTAATGCCAAGCGTATTGTCAGGCGACATAGCTTTGTCGGTAGTCGCGTAAACCGTTGGCCCGGTAACGTCGCCTGTTTCTGTAGCAGCCCAGCCGCTTGTCACTGACGAAGTAACCACCGGGTATTCTGTAGCGCCCGATCCGACGTTGATTACTTGAGCGCCCATTTTACCGGCGACACTACCAGGAAAGATTCGATCAATAATCGGCCTAGTCTGTAGCGGATTCATAACGCCACTAGCAATTGTTTCGCCTGCGCGTTGCTCTAATGCAAGATAGGGGATTGGCGTGCCACGGTAGCCACCTTGCGAACGCAATTCATTTACAACTTCTGCGGTTTGGCCACTAAGCGAAACACCTTCGTCTAAATGCAGCGCCACTTGTCGCAGCTCAAACGCGTCAATAAGCGAACTGAATTCTTTATCAGAACGCGATTCGAGTTCAGCGCCTGCCTGCGAGCGTTCGCTATCTTCTGACGTTAGTGCAGCTCTGAAGCGAATCTCGTTTTTTGAGTATTCACTATCAAATTCTTGCATTGATCGCGTTTCGTCGTCAGACGGTGATTCGTTAGCCGCAAGTTGCGCCAGGTTTTGACGTAGCTCAGATTGGCGCCGTTGTATTTTTACTGATTCAAGCATTGTTAAATACCTTTAGTTAATTAATGGGACAGGCGAACGCACGAAGCGCTGCCAATGTTTGCGTGCTGGTGTTGCTGGCTTGTGTCCACGCTCAACCAGGGTTTTGTATGAATGGCACGATCGACAAAGTGCCTGTAAATTGTTTGGATCGTAGGCCAGCTCAGGCGCTGTACTTACCGATTGGATGTGATCGACTTCTAAACGTCCAGACACACCGCATTGCACGCACTTGTAGCCGTCACGCTTCAGGATTAACAGGCGCAACCGTCGCCAACGTGCAGTCTTGCCTACTTTGTCACTAGCGCTTAAACCCATTGGGGTGCTCTACGCTTTACTTGCGGCCGCGATGTCCGTCTGACACCTTCTGCCACTGCGAGAACTGTTGCGCTAACGGCGTCAATCCTGCCATTGCTTCGAGCTTTTGCAAGTTTGAGATTGTTCGCAGGATCGCGTAAGCAAATCGCGTCACCGAATGCAGATCGTAATAACAAACTAGGCGCAGTCTTCACCAAACCGTCGTATGCAGCTCGCCTGAATCGCTCACAGTCTTCACCGCCGTCACGCCAGCCAGTACCACGCCACACAACCGGAGCGCGAATCTGTGCCTTGTCAATCGCGTCTCCCATTTCGCTTTGCTTGAACCGATCGAGAATCAGCGCTTTAACATGGCAACCGTCGATCTGTTTCATTACTTGAAGCAACCATTCAGCCGCCGGCACCGTCCTATCGCCTAGCGTGCTTAGCTCACCGCGCTCATTCATGACGTGGTATCTATCGCCTACACCGTCACTAGCACCGCGTTCGAGTAGTCCAGGCTTGCTTGGGTAAGTTGCTAGCGCTTCGAGCCGTCCAGACTCAGGCCAGTAGAAACTAGCCGCACTCATGCTCGCAGAGCTACCCAGATCAATCCCTACAACCACGTCACCAACACGCTCAGGCGGCTCGCTTGTCTCGCAGCGTAGATATTCGTCAATTGTTAGTAAGACGTCCCTATCTTCACCGCTGATTCGCTCATTGCGGTTATACAAACGAAACGCCGACAGGTTGCTACCACCGCGCCGAATCGCAGTGCGTGCCTGCGCGGTTAGCCATTCGATAGGTGCGCCGATACCATGCTCAGCACCGGGGTTTGCTTCAATAATTGATTCGACGTCGTCGGCAGGTAAACCCGGCTGCGCTCGATGCTCCTGTATGTACACGCCAGGCATAGGGTTATCAAGCCACTGCGAAAATGCGTGAGCGTCACTGTCAGCGCTTGTTGAGATAATTAGAGCCTTGCCGCCACGCTTGCCCAGGCCGCTTAGTAATGCGTGTTCTAAACCGTCACCACGATCAGCACGCCAGTGGCCACGTTCGTCCAGTAGTACAAGATTAGGCGCACTACCGAGCGCTGAGCGGCCGTCTGCGCTGATTGCTTTAACCATGTGCTCACCGTCTAGGATCAGTTCTAAACGCGGTGACTTGCGATACTGGGTGCGTAGCTGAGTCTCGTTTGGCAAGCACTGTAGAAACGCGAGCACGAAATCAAAAGCAATACGCGACTGCTCAGCCGTACGAGCTGCGATAACAATCTCACGGCGTGGTTGATCGTCCCATATGCCTAACAAAGCACCGAGCGCAATACCGGCCGCCAACGCAGATTTGCCATTGCCGCGCCCAATCGAAAGCACGGCAACATTGGTTGCAGGATCAAGCGCACCACGTACAAAGTCTTTTTGAAATGGCGCTAACTTGATTAACTTACCAGCCGACGGCCCTTCAGGGATTTCGAGCGTTTCGAGAAAATCAATGCACTTTTGTGCGTTGCTTTTGGCTTTACGCATACAAGCCAGCCAGAACGTGTTTAATGCGCGATCTTTTGGGTGTTAGTTTTTTGCTATCACTAGGGTACGTTTGCGCGCTTAGGATCGCGTAGGCGGCTCGTTTTTCGGCTGGGGTGCTGGTAAACAGATCAACTCCCCGTCGGCCCCACGGGAGTTTTGAAAAGCCGAGCATTGGGACCATATCGCTAGCCTTCACAATGCACTTCAAACATTGGACGAACACCCCAGCGATCAGGTAATTGTTTGACAGACTTAATCATTAAGTCTCTACCGTGAAGCCGCAACATGTCGTACTGCTCAGGCACAACGTCAGAAGCAGGACGCAACATGCCGTACACACTGCGACGCTCAGTAACGTCACTGAAGTATTGAGAAGCCGAACCAGTTTCTAAAAACTGCGCAATCACTTCGTCTTGAAGTATCGGCCCAAACGGATCACGTTGGCACAATGACGCCCAGACACCGAAACGAGTAAGCAGTCGATCAGACAGCGTCTCGTCAGAATAGCCACGATCAAGAAACGGTAGATCAATGACAGAACCCATGAAATAGCACCAGGCTTAATATTGTTACATTATAACAATAATCACAGTAAAGATTAGGGGGTTAAGAATGGTGATCAAGAAAGACTGTGCGCGTTGCAACGGTATGCGCAATTGCACCTCAAAGCCTCATTTTCTCACTACTGACTTTCTAACTACTGACTGAGTAACTGAGACAGATAAGGATGACTGATTACTGATTAACTGATTACGGATTAAAGATTACGGATTAAAGATTACTGATCTCTTACCATATGTCAGACAAAGTAGTGTACTTATAGAAAGAATACCTAATTAAATCAACAGGTTAGGTGCGAGAAAAAGCGTCAACTTTGTTTTGCTAAATAGGGGGTAGCTCTCTGCTACCTGGGGGTAGCTCTCTGCTACCTGGGGGTAGCTCTCTGCTACCTGGTTAATCCGTGACTTCTAACACCACGCCTAACGACTTCTCAGACGCTTCAGCCATAGCGTTTCGTAGCGTATCCGTAGCCGATTCAGCCACGATAAACGAATCATGCACCGGCAAGCACGGCACCCCAGCTCGCGTCATTTGCCACCACACAGACTCAGCAATAGTTGAATCCACGCATTGTAAATGCGCCCAGGACGCGTTGAAGAATGCACCGGCAATCGGCTTGTGTCGTATCACAACAGCGTCAATGATCTGTCGTGCTTGCTTCAGGTAGCTATCGCCGCCGATCTTGTGTGCGAGAGCGTGAATCGCTTGCAGCTCTGAAGCCGCGTTAATTATGATCAGTAACGCCAATTTGACATGGCCACGCTCTACACCGTCCACGTCATAGCAATCAGCGGGTATCTGTAATGCTCTCTCAGCGTAAAGAATCGACGGGTGAATACAACGGTAGTCCAACTCAACCACAGGCTCAGAGTCGATCTGTATCAGCCGCCTATCGGCCTTGGGTAGCCGTTGCCAGGCAGCATAAGCACGGCCACCACGCGTCCATTTATCGTTATAAACTCGCGTCATAGGCGCAACGGTTGCGCCATGTATGTCAGCGCTTAGAATCAGCTCGCCGTGCTTTTTGAGACGATCGCGCCGCCTGCTTGTGTGCTGTGAATCGTTATAATCTTTCAGCTCACCAGCTTTATCGCGCAGCACAATCAGCTCTTTTGGCGTTGGCGCTGGTATCTTGCTTATGTTTTGGTGATTGGCAATCTCATAAACAAACTCAGCCAGCTTAGGCAAGATTCGCGCAGAAGATTGACGGCCATTATTTCGAGTACCCGCCGGTTTTTTATCGTGATCAATCCAACCACGCGAAGCCATGCCGTCAAACGCAGCCGTTACAGTTTTCAGCCGTGATAGCTCAGAATGATAACGTCTCAGATAATGATCGCGATTGCGCGAATATCTGACTTCATTCAGTCGATACAGCTCTACAGCAATACACGAAGCCGTATCGGTAATGCCTAATCTACGGCCTATTTCGCGACTGCAATCGTCTAGCGCTAGATTGCCATTCAGTCGGTGCTGACATGGCTCTACAGGCGACTGTAGCGGGGTTTTAAGCCGGTTTAGCGTTACTTTTCTGATCAATTTACTACCCACCGATATGGGGTAGCAGCAGCAGCATGTAACGCACAAATTCAGAAAACTTCAGCACTTCTGAATTCTCGGTGATACAATCACCGTTCGATTGTTGTGCGTTTTTTCGCTGTGTTACTACCTGAAAAAACTTCGATCTGATCGGCGCTACCAACGCTACAGATCACCTAAGTCTTAAAAATCGCCGGATAACTACCAGAAATCCGGCTTTTTTTTGCCCACAATTAAGCACCGCCGAATTGTGAGAGACACCGCATTTTACACGCAGCGGCCGTTATTGCGTTAAAACTTGTTTCAGGCCGCTCTCGTGCGCCATATGAACACGCGAAAACGCCATTTAACGCCGTTTATAGCCATTTACCATAACGTTCGTTATGCGTACCACCAAAGCGCGTAGCAGCGCCGTTTACAGCGAATCTGTCAGCTGACACCGTACATTTGAACTACATTTAACGTCATTGACACCGCGCCAGGTGTTGAACTATCGGAGTGAGCAATGACGACAGTATCAATCACCAATGCCGCCCGGTTGACACGCGTCAGCCGTGGGACGATATACAACAAGATTGATTGTGGTGAGCTAAGCAAAAGCCCAGACGGCATAGACACCGCTGAATTGCTGCGCGTGTTTGGACGTTTGTACGATCCAGAGACTACCGCCAATGACGACAGCGTGGCAGCGAATGACAAGAAAAGCGCTGACAGTATCGCGGTACAGCGTCAGGCCGCCACTGCCACAGCTGACATTCTGCAAACACGTTTGGACGCCGCTGACAAAAACACCGAATGGTTGCAGACAATGGTAGACAGGCAAGAAAAGCAACTGGCTGAGTACCAGGCAAAACTTGACGATCGTGAGCGGTTTTGGGTAGCCCAGGTTAGCCAATTGACAGCGTCACTACCCGCGCCTGAGACTAAGCGTCGTCGAATTCTTGGGATCTTTTAGCTTGCGCTACTACTTTGAGGAATACTTCTTGCCATTTTTCAAACGGCAAGTCATCCGGTAACGTTAATCCCATTCTGTTCGGGTGAACTATCACACCGAGACTTTCCATCAAGCTGGTTAATTCTATATAATCCTTATGCGCATAATCGGTGTATTCAACATCATAGAGCGCATAACCCTGCCACTTTTCCGTTAATTTGCTGATCTGGCTTGCCATGTGAATTGACAGTTTGCCGGTTTTTGCATTGTCGATCAGTTTAGGAATTCCGTTAGCCAGGATCTTCTCGATCTTGTCCAGTTGCCTGCCAGACATGCCGGCCTGTTTCGCAAGTTGATCACGGGTATCGCCACTTTCCGGTAAGTTTTCCGGTAAGTCGTTTAGATCGGCTCGTTTACCTTGCCGCTGTTTCGCTTTTGCCGCATAAGCAGATTTCATCTTCAGAGCCAGCTCACCACGAACAAACGGTGTGATATTCCGACGGCCAAATTGATTGCGCACCATCCAGACAACAACGTCAGCCCGAGTATCCAAACCGGCAACCTGCTCAGTTTTGAATTGCAAGCCGTGCTTCTGGCAGATTCCATAACGATGGTGACCGTCAACAATGACATCCCCCCAAAGCTCTATCGGTTGTTTGCAGCCGCGCTCGATAATATCGGCTTCCAGCAGTGCGAATTCCTTTGCAGATAGCGGCGGTATTAGATTCTGAAATTCAGTATCAATACTGATCGAAATTGTGTCAGACATATTTATATCAATTGCACTGTAGGGACATAAATCGTAACTAGCCGCAGACGCATCTCAAAGCTTGAATCATAAATATTCTGAATGATTGAGC